TCCAGAAGTTGTAGTCAACCATTACCTAACTGATACTGATGCTTGGTTCCTCTTAACCGATGTACCAAATGGCCTGAAGTATTTCGAGCGTAATGCTGATGAATTCGGTATGGACGAAGATTGGGATACTGAAAACGCTAAGTACAAAGCACGTGCTCGTTACAGCTTCGGCTGGACCGATCCTCGTGGTATTTATGGCAGCCCTGGTGCTTAATTGATTTAATTAGGGGCGTGTAGAGGACTACTGAAGCGCACGCGAGGAAGGGTTGCACAAATCGAAAGATAGACGGCTCAGCCCCTAATATTTAAAGGAGACACCTATGCCAACTTTTACCGCTAACCAACTTGGAATGAGTTATCCAAAGGGTCGCGATACGATCACAAAGATCTTCGCAGTTGCCCGTACAGATAACGCTACTCCCAAGATGTGGTTACCCAAGGATGCTGTAGTTTGTGGTATCCACGTTTATCAGAACGTGAACGCTTCGACTGCTGCTGCTACTTTCTCTGTCGGCTGGTCTGGTACTGCAAACGCCCTGATTAATGCTTTCTCAATGGCTACTACAGCCGTTGGTTTGCAAAATCCAGGCACTGCTACTGGTTCTAGCTTTATGACAAAGCTGACACAAGATCAGCTAGTTACCTGCACTTACACAGTGGGCTCAAGCACTGCTGGTGGTACAGGCTACGTAATCATCGAATACTTCGTACCTGGTGCGCAAGAACAAGTAGATGACTAATTGAAATCCCCGGATTAGCCTCCGGGGTTTCTTCGTGTATACGTTTACCTCTTTAGGGAGAATTAAATGGCTAATCATGTGGTACGCATTCCGCCTTTAAGGAGTGCTCTTGTAAATTTATTGGCCAATCCTAGTGCGTCAGGACAATCTGCTGTTCTTGCTGCTGTACCAGGGTCGGCCATTCGTGTTTGTGGGCTAGCTATTGTAGCTACTACTGCAAACGCAGTCAAGTTTCAATCAAACAATACTGATATCAGTGCTACATTTCCATTAGGTGCAAACGGTGGTTTGATATTACCTTTCAATGAACACGGCTGGTTTCAGACCGCAGTTGGTGAAGCACTAAACATCAACATGGGTACTGCAACTGCTACTGGAGTACAGGTCCAGTATATTCTTGTACAAGCAGATCGAGGTTAATATGCGTTGGTATAATTTTCTATTTCGTAGACCAAAAGCTGAAAAAATTAAAGAGGAGACATTAGTTTATGTCAAACCAATCCTTTCTGTCTTTGATTACCCCCACAGTAAGTATCGTGCCTATTGGGAAACTATTCTTGATACCTACACTTACGGCTGGAAAGCTGAGGTCCGTTTCATGGCATTTGACGGAAACATCCTTGAGGTACATTCTGTGGAAGGGCCTACTAAGGCAAACGTCGAGGGATTGGTTGAAAAACTAGTCAAAGAAAAAATGGAAAACTATAAGGTGGCATAATGGCATTAGCATACTCAACTTCTCTTCGTAATGCTCGTATGGATGCGATTACGACCGCAATTGGAGCCTCTGGCTTGTTTCGTATTTACGACGGTTCCCGGCCGGCCTCTGGAGGCACTGCAACTACTTTACTTGCAGAACTAGCTCTTAGTGCTACAGCCGCTGGTGCGGCCTCCGGTGGAGTATTAACTTTCAGTTCAATTACTCAAGACTCCAGTGCAAACGCTACTGGGACTGCTACATGGTTCCGTATCGTTACTTCTGGGGGGACCTTCGTAATTGATGGCTCTGTCGGTACCTCAGGTTCTGATTTAAACTTAACGACAACTAGCATTGTCTCTGGTCAGCCAGTATCTGTGACTAGCTGTGTGATTACTGAAGGAAACCCATGAGAATCGCTGCCAGCAGAAGTTTACCTAAATTACCTAGATTTCCTAGGAAGTGGGTTAAAACTGCTGGTGGTTTACTTGCTTCGTCTGGATTAGATTTTACTTCTTTTACAAATGGCGTTTCTGGAAGTGACATAGGCTTAGATTGGACTGGCTCTAATATGGTTCCTAGACTTAGTCATACATTAATTTGGAAAGCTAATTATGTGCAACAAACAGGCTACTATGCTTTAATGTGGCACGTATTTGCTGATAATGTTTGGCACTCTGGTTCTGGGGAATATGGCACTCATCCGTTTCCATGCGACGGTAGTGTTGACGGCTCAGGATATGCTTCGGGTGGAACGGGAAGTTCTGGAACCATTCATTATCACGAAATTGCCAATGGCTCCGACAAAATTAGTAATGGAGGCGCCCCTTTACTAGTCACAAAAAATCAGTGGTACACGCAAGCGCGTACTTGTGAAACATCGGGATCCAACTATATTCATACATACTGGCCCGATGTAGATAATAATCCAAGTTTTTCAATAAGCTGGACTACCACAACAGCGCCAGCTACAGGGACATACGGCCCATTGAAATTTCGGTTGGGTGCATCCCCCTGGACATCGTCTGGATCCGCTAACGTAGAAACTCCCGGCTGTATTGTGCGGTTTTTGATGCAGTTCGATCAACCGTTGTCTTTGGCCGATATTCAAACAGAAGCCGCAAATGAAGTTACTCATAATGCGGTAACTTCTAATGGTATTGCGTCCATCTGGTATAGTAATAAAAGTCCAATACCTTCGGATGTTGCGGATAAACAAACACAAAGAACTGCACATGATCCAAGCTGGGTCAACAGTAACCGGCCCCTACAATATAACTAAATATGGCTGTTACTCAACAAGTAATCACTCCCGACACATTTTTTACTAGCGCTGCTAGTAGTCTGACTTCGGGCTCTACTACAGTATCTGGCTCAGATAAAGAACTATTGGTCTTTGTCCTTAGCGGAGACGGTTCTCCCACAACACCTTCCAATGTCAAATGGCAAGGTTCAGGTGGAACTGCATTAAGCCAAGTAGGCTCTACTGTTACTTTTAGCTCTTTTTATTACTTAAGCGCGTGGCATTTGCCAGGACCTAATTCTGCAAGTTCGACCGTTTATGCGGATTGGGGAGGCACCCAAAACATTGCTGCTTTGGGGGGTGTTAACTACACCGGCACCAACGGTATTGGTACACCTGCGTCTAATTCGGGCTCTTTTAGCGGAGGCGCTACTTCAGGAACAGCTTCGGTCACAGTTTCAACAACCGCAGGAGATTTTGTAATTGCTGCAGCCGCTATAGGAAACAGCAATACATCTACTAACCCCACAGCAACTCCAGGAGCCGGCTTAACAGACGTGTATCAAGTTGAAGGTGCGCAATGCGGTTTTATGGCTCTTCAGATAGTTTCAACCGTTGCTTCTGGGTCTAGTACAGTGATGTCTGTCGATTTTGCAAACGCAGAAGCAAATAGTCCTTGGGGAATTATTGCTTTTGTTATTAATGCTGCAGCGGGCCCGAGTGCTTCTAAACCGCTTCCGAAATCCGCAGCTATGCGGGTTAGTCCTTATCTGTTTTTTTAGGAGATATCATGTCTGGTGTGTATACTGTTCCATTTGCTTATACCGGCAATGCAAACGTTGATCTTGTGGAAGTTACCGCAGCGTCTAGCAAACCTATTATCATTCTCGGCTGGGATATTGGTCAGTCTAGCGATTTCGGCGATGCTCAAGAAGAAATTCTTACGCTGTCTTTAAAAAGCGGTCAAACTACTTCTGGCAGTGGCGGCTCGGCCGTAACTCCAGTAAACACAGATTCGTCTGGTATTGCAGCTAGTTTTGTGGCTGAGCAAGCTAACACCACGAAAGCAAGTGCAGGTACGATCTTAACTCACGGTGTGTGGACTTGGAACGTTCGTATGCCTGGAGATAAACTTCTTTCTCCTGAACAACAATTTGTAATGGCGGCGTCTAGGCGTGCAACCTTGGAAATCTCGGGTGCTGCTGATTCTTTAACGATTACTGGGCTTCTTTGGGTACAGGAAATTGGTTAAACCCTTGTAGTCCCAAAGTAGTCCAATGAAAAAAGTATTCTGGCAGCTACCTAAATATCCGAGACGCCCGATACGTTGGTTGCCTGGGATACTTGTAACCATTACTGGAACTCTTGCTCGCACAAATGCAAATGATACATCTACAGGATCTGGCACTACAACTGTAGTAGGTTTTTTAGCAAGGACTAATGGAAATGATACAAGTGTTGCCACTGGTACTGTTATAGTCACTGGCCTATTAAGTCGAACAAATCAAAACGATACAAGTTCAGCATCAGGCACTACAACTGTTCTAGGAACTCTTTCTAAAACAGATGGTCCAGATTCTTGTTCAGCTTCTGGATCAGTAGGATCCGCAGCTAGTGGTACTGTGAATGTTACTAATCAGAATGATACTAGTAATGCTCAAGGATCTCCAATTGTATCAGGCACAGCCGCACCAACAAATACAAACGATACTAGCGCTGCATCAGGATCTGTAGGAAGTGCGGTTTCAGGCACTGTTAATGCCACCAATCAAAATGACACGAGCTCTGTCCAAGGAACAACAACTGTTCTTGGTACTGTAAATAAAACAAACACTAATGATTCGAGTTCCGCTAGTGGGACTAGTACAATTTTAGGAACGCTAGCAAAAACAAATAGTAACGATTCTGTTTCTGCTAACGGGTACGTGGGAAATCCTCCAGCAAATAACACACGTCTTCCATTAACTGGAGTAGGAACATAATGACAGATCTTGATATTTTTAAATGGTTAGTTTTAACAGCATTAGGTGGGTTTGTATATATGTTAAAAAGAGAACTCTCAAATAAAGACAGTGATATTAAAACCCTACAAGGTGAAATTCAAAACATTAAGCAAAACTATTTGCACCGAGATGACTTCAAGGATTTTAAAATAGAATTACGGGGTATGTTTGAAGATATCCGTAAGGACATTCGTTCGTTAGGATCTCACAATGAAAAGAGCTAAATGGCCGGGTGATTGGAAATATGATTGCCAACGCTGTGGTTTTACTTTTCCTTCAGGAGAAATTCGTAAAGAATGGACAGGATTGCACGTATGTTCTAATTGCTGGGAATCAAAGCATCCACAGTTATTAATTAAAATTCGAGAAGAAACAGCTCGTCCTTCTTTTATCAATAGAGATTCTATTACAAACTATGTACAATTTTGTGATATCTTCTCTTCTTCAGGATTTGCTGATATGGGAACTGCCGATTGTATGAGAGCAGATAATAGTTCTCCAACATATGCTTTTCTATTAGATCTTACTAAAAATGGACATGGTGGAATGTAATGAGCACTTCTGGAATCACACTAAATCAACTTACAAGAAATCAGTATATTGAAGCAGCATTACGTAAACTTAATGTGATTGCTGATGGACAAACTCTTAGTACCGAAAACTACACAAATGGTACATTAGCATTTAATGCTTTAATTGGAGAATTTCGTTCATTAGGTATGCCCCTATGGACACGGTCTTCTTATACTTTAACTCCGGTAGCTTCAACTCAATATTATACTTTTGGTATAGGACAAACATATGCTACTGCTTATCCAATTAAACTGTTACAAGCAGTACGAGTAGACACTTCAAGTGGTACTCGTATTCCAATGGAAATAGTTGCAGACTACGATTTTAATTTACTTCCTGGTAATAGTTCTGGTTTCCCAATTAAAGTCACTTATCAACCTAAAGTAAATCTAGGTATCTTAAAGCTCTGGCCGACGCCTGATACTACGGCTGCTAGTAACTGTACAATTCAAATTACATATACAAAACCTACAGAATATATGTCTTCTTCTACTGACACATTGGATGCCCCAGAAGAATGGACAAACGCAATTATCTATACTCTTGCTTCACGATTAGCCCCTGAATGGGGTATCCCATTACCAGATCGTCAAATGCTGGATTCTACTGCCGAGAAATTATTAAATCGCGCATTAGAAAATGGAATGGAAGATGCCAGTGTATTTTTTACTGTTGAGCGCTATTAATGCCTTTTACTAAAAATCCTACTGAAGACACCTTTAGTCATCAGAATATTTTATTGTCTCGTGAAATTAATGCACGAGATGGAGGATTGTCTGGAAAAGACGAAGACTTACTTAATGTTTTTATCGAACCAATCAAAAGCAAACAAGCACGGGATGATCGTAATTTTATTGTAAAGCGTTCTGGAGCAACTCAAGTAGTTGCTTCTGTAGCGACTAGTGTTGTACGTGGATCTTTCTTTTGGGAAGATCAAAGCAAGATGTTTTATTGTGTAGGCAAAGATGTTTACATTTATAATGTGAATACTGGTGTATCCGCTACTTTAACAAATGCTTTTTCTACTACAACAGGCAACGTAGGATTTACTTTATTTCTGTATTCAACGGGTACTTCTAAAGTTGTTGCCACGGATGGCACTACATTAATTACCATCGATTCTGCTAATACTAAAGTAGTTTGTGCTGATGCTGATTTACCTTCTCATCTGCCTTATCCTATTTTCTTAGATGGTTATTTGTTTATTATCAAAACAGGTACTGCCGATATTTACAATAGTAATCTAGATGACCCTTTAGCATGGACAGCAGGGGATTTTATTAGTGCTGAAATGGAAGGAGACAATCTTGTTAGACTTGTTAAAATCAACAACTATATCGGTGCAATGGGTACCAATAGCATCGAATATTTTTGGGACGCAGGAAATGCTTCCGGCTCCCCTCTACAACGCAACGATACACCAATTAAGTACAATACCTATCTGGCTGGCTTCGCCCAATTTGGTAATGCCATTTATTTCATCGGAGTCAACGAATCAGGTCAGCCAGACATCTATGTCTTAAAAGACTTTAAGATTGAAGAGATGGGTACTCCAACAATTAGTCGATACTTAAATGGAGCAACGTCTACTTTAGCTAATTGGACAGGTTCGATTGTTTCTTGTAAAGGCCATACGTTTTACATTATTAATGCAGACACAGATCGTACTTATGTATTGGATGTAGATATTAAATTATGGGCCCGTTGGGCATGGCAACAAGGTACAAACTTTCCTTGCACTTCTGCATTACATGTAATTACTACAAATAACGCTTATACATATTTTTCATTAGGTACAAGTTCGAGTGCTATTTATAAATTCTCAGATGCTTTATATCAAGACAATGGAACAACCTTTACTTGTCGTGTAGTGACTGAAGCAAATGATTTTGGTACTATGAATCGTAAAACAATGCCACGATTAGCTATTGTAGGAGACCGTCCTTCTTCCGATGCCAATCTAGATATCTCATGGTCTGATGATGATTATCAAACTTTTTCTACTGCTCGTTCAGTAAACCTTAATCAAGATCTTCCTTGTACATATAATCTAGGATGGTTTCGCCAACGTTGTTTTAAATTAGAATACACTGCTAATGAAAATCTTCGTTTACAATATTTACAAGCTTCTATAAATAAAGGAAGATAAATGACTTCTAAAACTTGGACTGCAGGAACAGTAGTTGATTCTCCTTGGCTGCAAGACGTTAATGATTTTGTATATGGAAATTTCGTTCCTGATACTGCTGTTACTTTGTATGTAGCTACTTCTGGTAGCGATAGCAATTCTGGTTTAACAGTAGGCTCTCCATTTGCTACATTACAAAAAGCATTTGATTATATCACAGATAATTACCGTGTCAATGCTTCTTGGAAAATTAAATTAGCTGCAGGTACGTATAGTACAGCTTCTAATCGAACAGCACGCATTGGCCCTGCTAACATTAGCGGTTCTACTTCAGACTCCAATGTATACAATATTGATGGAGTTCTCTGCAAGAATTATATTTATGTAGAGGGAGTTGATGTTGGTTGGGATCCAGCTACGACACCCAAGCCTACTCCTACTGTAATTTTTGATGGGGGCGGTGCTGCCGC